TGCAGCCAGCATCACCGAGGCGACCGAGCGCATGTGCTTTGTGGCGTACAGCGCAAGCAACATTCCGTCGGTCGTGGGCATGCTCAGAGAGCGGCACGGGGCCGGCAAGCGGATCGTGATCGTCGCTGACCATGATCAGCACGGAGTCGGTCGCAATTACGCAGATCAGGCCGCAGCCAAGCACGGTGCTCTGGTGGTGATGCCTCCAGAGGTCGGCATGGACGCCAACGACTATGTGCAGGCCGGAGGCGATCTCCTGAGCCTGCTCGATGGCCACGAAGGCAACAAGACGATCTCGGACAAACTGCAAGTCAAGTTCGGCAACGAGCTGCCGAAGGAGTATCAGGCCCCGGATGAGCTGGTCGAGGGCCTGCTCACCACCACAGGCATATCCGTGGTCTACGGCGATTCCAACAGCGGCAAGACGTTCTTCGCGCTTCGCATGGCCGCAGACATCGCAGAGGGCGCACCATTCTTCGGTCGTCGTGTCGATGGCGGCGTGGTCGTCTACCTCGCAACCGAAGGCCCAGAGACGGTCAAATCGCGCGTTCAGGCGATCAAGCACGAACTTGGGTATGAGCTGCAGCGCCTCGCAGTCGTTCCGGTCCCGCTGAACTTTTACAACGGCGACGGAGACGCAGCCGACGTGATCGAACTGGTTCGGGAGATTGAAGAATTAAAAGGCGAAAAGGTTAAGTTGATTATTGGCGACACCATGGCGCGTTTAATTGCCGGCGCAAATGAAAATAGTGGCGAAGATATTGGCCCGGTTATGAATCGTTTTGATCAAATTGCTCGCGAAACAAAAGCCGGAATATTGATTATCCACCACAACGGAAAAGACGCAGCCAGAGGTGCTCGCGGCTGGTCCGGTATTCGCGCGCATATCGACACCGAGATTGAAATCAAATCGGACGAAAACATTCGCACCGCCGAGGTGACTAAACAGCGTGAATTGCCTTCCCGTGGCGAAGAGATTTATTTCAAATTAAATGTTGTCGAAATGGGTATTGGTAAATTTGGAAACACCGTCACAACCTGCGTCGCGGTCCACGACACCGAGGCACAAGCGAACCCAGTCAAGGGCAAACCGTCCAAGCTGGACGAGGCCCGAAAGACATGGGAACGCGCATGGTTTAGCGACGGAGCCAAGATGGAAGGCCCGCTCCCGTACCTGAGCAGGTCGGCGCTGGTAGACTTTTTCGTTACCCAAGGGGTCGCAGAACGAACCGCCATCAACAAGACCAAACCGAGCGGCAATTCGCCAATCGAGAAACTCCTAAACGCCGAGATGATCGAGGTTCGGGGGCAGGGCTGGGTGATGGTGGACAAGATTCATGGACCGTCTCTGGCGATACGCCGGACCGAGATGAATAAGGGGTAGCCTGTGGATAAGTCTGTGGATAAGTCTGCGCCCGATTCGCCCAAATCAAAAATCGGGCGGAATCGGGCAAATCGGGCGGAATGTCGTAAGTGCTTGATTTATATAGAAAAGGGCAAAATCGGGCGCAGACCAAAAAAATCGGTCGCAAGTGCTTGATTCGCATGGCCCGCCCACGCCCTCGACCCTATAGGGAGAGGGCAGGCGGGCGCGGGCAAGCTGGGCGGGCGGGCGCTAGGGCGAGAAAGGCAGTTTTCTTGAACAAAATTTGTTGCACAAAAAATAGGCAGGTGAGAAATGGAAGAGAAGATGATCGACAAGCTCGACGTCGAGTTCGGATCAGATGCTCTGGAGGGTGAGCTGGTGTCTCGACCAGTCGGGAGGCCGACGAAGTACGAAGGCGATCGGACGGTCGAAGCTGCTTATGCTTACGTCGGTGGAAAGTTCAGAGAGCGTGGTGAAGTGATTCCGTCTTACGCTGGACTGGCGTCGTTTCTTGGCGTGGCGAAGAAGACAGTTATCAACTGGGGCGAGCAGCATCCTGAATTTTTGCTACCGTTGGAGCGTTTGCACACAGAACAGGAGCGGATTCTGGTCAGCGAGGGACTGGCGGGGAACTTCTCGCAGGTAATCACGCGCCTTGTTTTGAGCAATCATGGATATTCAGAAAAACAGCAGGTCGAGCACAGCGGAAAAGATGGCGCGTCTGGTGGCTTTGTTATTGGCTGGGGCAATTCAAATGCTTCCAGTTGAAATAATCTTTTATATTGCGGTGGTTATTTCTGTTCTGGTTTTATTGATTGATTTTGGAGGATAAAAAATGACCTGCAAAACATGCAAATTCTGGGTGAAGTATGCCTGAGCAAATAACCCTGCCTTACACGCCGCGCAGCATCATGCTGCCATTCCACGATCGGACTGAGCGGTTTGCGTGTCTGGTCGCTCACCGTCGCTGCGGCAAGACCGTGGCGGCGGTCAATGACCTGATCCGGGACGCGTTCGTGATTCGGCGTGAGAACGTCCGTGTTGCGTACATCGCGCCGTACTACAACCAGTCCAAGGCGATCGCTTGGGATTACGTCAAGCAGTTCACAGCGCCGATACCGGGCATCAAGTACAACGAGTCGGAGTTGCGCGCTGATTTCCCCAATGGCGCGCGTCTGCGCCTGTTCGGGGCCGACAACTACGACAGCATGCGTGGTCTGTACTTTGATTCCGTGGTGCTCGACGAGCCTGCCGACTTCCCGATGTCTGCGTGGCCGACCGTCATCCGACCGGCGCTTTCGGATCGAAAGGGCAAGGCGACGTTCATCGGCACGCCGAAGGGCAAGAACGAGTTCTGGGATACCTATCACAACGCTCAGACGGACCCGAACTGGTTCTGTGCCATGCACAAGGCCAGCGAGACCGGCATTCTCGATCAGGAGGAGCTGGACGAGGCGCTGCGCACGATGGGTGAGGATCGGTACGCGCAGGAGTTCGAGTGCAGCTTTGAGGCTGCGATTCAGGGCGCGTACTACGGGACCGAGATGAAGCGCCTGACTGAGGACGGACGGATCGGGCGAGTGCCGTATGACCGCGCGCTCGGCGTCGTCACGGCGTGGGACTTGGGCGTGGGCGACAGCACGGCGATCTGGTTCGCCCAGTACGCAGGTCCAGAGATCCGCATCATCGACTACTACGAAAGCTCAGGCGTCGGTCTCGATCACTACGCCCGTGTGCTGCAGGAAAAGGAATACGTGTACGACCAGCACATCCTGCCGCACGACGTGCAGGTGAAGGAGCTGGGCACGGGCAAGTCTCGACTGGAAACGCTCGACGCGCTCGGCATCCGCCCGGTGACGATCGCGCCGAAGCTCATGGTCGATGACGGCATCCAAGCCGTGCGCTCGATGCTGGACAAGTGCTGGTTCGATTCCGAGCGATGCGATCGTGGCATTGAGGCACTGCGACAGTACCAGCGCGACTTTGACGAAAAGGGCAAGACATGGCGTGGACGGCCCAAGCATGACTGGACTTCACACGGCGCAGATGCGATGCGATACTTGGCGACAGGCTACCGTCCTATGCAAACCAACTGGGGCGAGCCGATACGGCGAGGGCTTCGAGGGATTGCGTGATGAAGATTCTGGGCTTGCTTGGTAAGACAACCGATGAAGGCTTGAGCGGCCTGAGTAGGCTTTGGGATGAGTTGACGGGTGGAATCACTGACAAGACCGCTGCATTGCGCGCCGAGGGCGAAGCACTTAGGCCGCAGACCGGATCACTTGGCGAAGGTACTGGCGTTGCTCGCGATTACCTAAGCCCGCAAAAGCAGGCCGAGCTGGATCAGCTTGTGGCCGACAAGTTCAAGCTCAATGCCATGCGCACTCAGGGCTACTCGCCTGAATACGCTGGCGGTCTGCTCAAGTTTGGCGAAGAAGGCATGACGCAAGAAGCACGCATGGCGCGTGCTGCAGAGCAGGGCTTTGAGGGTCCGTTCTATCGCTGGACAGAAGGCGGCCAAGGTCGTGTTGTTCGCACACCCGAAGTCGATACTGGCCTGAAGTTTGGCCCAGCCGGTTACGCATCTCCGCAGCCAGACTATGGCGCGCGCTATGTCGATCCAACGAAGTCCAATGTGCAGCCGCTCATGGCGCGTGGTCCGTTGGCTGATCTCAATGAAGTTGATCGTGTAAGCCAAGGCCTGATTGCACAACGCAAGGAAGCTGGCCTTCCGCAATGGCCGGGACATCAACAGCACTGGGCCGAGATGCAGGATGCGCTGAAGGCCGAGGGCTATCGTGGCGTCCGCTATGGCGATAAGGAAGTCGCGTCGTTTGAGCCTGAAAAGAACATGCGCTCGGTCAATGCTGTGTTTGACCCGGAAGGCAAGGGCGGATTGCTAAGCGGTGTTGGCGGCGCGACTGTGCTCGGCGGTGGATTGCTTGGCGGATCTGAAGATGCGGAAGCTGGCGTAGGCAGCAAGATCCTTGGGCAGATCAGCGAGACTGGTTTCTTCAGTCCGCTAGAGCGTGCCGTTGGTGGTCTGTCGCAGCAGAAAGGCACAGGCGATCAGATGCTGGCCATGATTCAGAAACAGGCTGGCGTGAAACCTGAAGAAGTGCAGTGGACTGGCTTGGGCGACTTTTTGGCCGGCAAGCCATCTGTCACCAAGTCTGAGATTGAAGATTATCTGCTGAACAATCGGGTGGAGTTGAAGGAAGTCTCGCTTGAGTCGGTCAACCCATATCCGTACAAGACAGGGGATGAATGGCAAGCTGCAGTTAGTGCAGCAGAAAGGCGTCGTGATTGGGATGAGGTTGAAAGGCTGCACAATGCGTGGGAAGCAGAGCAGGGACATGGCCCAGCGGGAACGCCCAAGTTTGAGAGATATTCAACTCCCGGCGGCAGCAACTATCGTGAGTTGTTGATGACGATGCCGGAGCGTGAGCCACGCAATTTGAACGATATTGCTCAGGAAATGTTTGGAAAGCGCTTTTCTGATTTGGGCGATAGTGAAGCAAACAAAGTTGTCACAGCAGAACAATCTCAAAAACGCGCTGAAAATTACCGCTCCGGCCACTACGACCAGCCCAACATCCTCGCCCACACTCGCGTCAAAGACTACGAGCAAGACGGCCAGAAGATCCTCCATGTTGACGAAGTACAGTCCGACTGGCATCAGGCTGGGCGGAAGCAGGGGTATGCAAGCCAAAAAGAGGTTGGCTACATTGATGCTCAGATCAAACGGTTGAGTGAAAAAAGATCAGATTTGGCAGATGATAATGAAATAATGCTTTCGTCAACCCAAGACCAAGGTGTTGTTTTCGCAGACAGAACAATGGAAATAGATGGCGACTATCCAGTTCTAGCCATTGTCGATAAATATGGGAATTTCTATCCCGGCGAAAATATGCGTGCAGATAAATTGGAGAAAATTCAAAAATACGCAAATATCAGAAAAGAATTGTATAAATTGCGAGAAAAAAGATTTGCTATTGCTTCTGGAGTCCCCGACGCCCCATTCAAGAAGAACTGGCACGAGCTAATGACTCGTCGCATCCTTCAGGAAGCAGCAGACAAGGGATATAGCCGCGTGACATTCACGACCGGACGGACGCAGGCTGATCGGTATGATTTGAGAAAGTCTATAGAAGAAATCCATTATTCTGGGTCTAATTTGACCGCTTATGACAAGCAGGGCAACGCCGTTATTCAGCAAACTGGAATCAGAGAGGCTGAT